GATCCTTCAAAAAAAGGAATCTTCCAAGGAAACGTTCCTGCCGACTCAAACGGAGCATCAATCCAAATCGCAAAAAGAATAATGCAAAATAAAACAGCAGATTTCTCCAACGCACTTGCGAAACAACGAACCGGGCAGTCAACGCAGAACAAAAGAAGAAAAAAGACAAAAACTGTTTATGACTTTATTGGTATACCTCAAGTGGTACACATAAACCCAACTTATGAAGTAACCCTTACCTCGTTATACACCCAGCAGATGAATGAAATGATTCAGCCTTTCATGGTTCGAACCGGAAACATAAACTATAAGGTAGTGGAAAACAACTTTCATCGATATGAAATGTTTATAGACTCAAACTATAACATTTCCGACAACTCAGCAAACCTAGGCGACGAACAAAGAAAGCTGGAAGCAAAAATCTCTTTAAATTTAATTGCTTATTTATTTGGCCAGTATGTCAACGAAGAAAAGCCAAAAATAATAATCAGGGAAAGCATTGTAGAATATCAATTCCCAAAGGAAACGATTATTTTTGACTTGTAAGTGTTTTTAGGATTTTTTCAACTATTTACTATTGAACTATAATTATATAATTCAACTAAGGAGTTTTTAAGCAATGGCAGTAGAAAAATTTAATTTTGTATCACCTGGAGTCCAGGTAGCAGAAATTGATCGATCGGGAATTCCCGCCGTAGCACCCGCTATTGGACCGGCAGTTATTGGCCGAGCGCCCAAAGGGCCAGGCCTGGTACCAACAAGGGTAGAATCAATCAACGAACTTTATGCTCTCTTTGGTCAGCCCAGCGCTGGCGGCCGAACTGGAGACGTCTGGCGAAACGGAAACCTCGCCGCACCAACAAATGGACTCTATGCTGCTGAGGCATATCTTCGCAATAACGGACCCATAACCTTTGTTCGTTTGCTTGGCGACCAAGCACCGGCAGATGTTTTAGTAACCGATAGTGGCGAAGCTGGGTGGGACTTTGATAAAGCAGTTGGGCTCTTTTTTGCTAATTCTACTTCCGGCTCTGCTGTCGGAATAGACAATGTTACTGCTTCTCTAGGCGCTATAGTTTATTGTGACGCCGACGCTGATGTATATTTAGTCAGTGGCCAGAACAACCAAACTAGTTCAAATGCAGACTATCAGATGTATCAGTCCGACGTAGCTACGGCTTCAGAAATGACTTATACGATGATTGTGTCTTCAAGCCTCCAAAACCATTTAACCGCAACGTTTAATTTAAATCCAAATTCAGACTTATATATTCGAAACGTTCTAAACACGAACCCACACTTTACCAACGACACACTCTATCCAACAGGCGCCGCTAACTACTTCTTAGGAGAGACCTTTGAAAGCTCAATTGCAGAGCAGGTAGTTGGAAGCAGGTCTGGCGCACCAACCAGTGTCGGCACAGGTAATGTTGCTTGGATGTTTAGAGCATCTCTCCAATCTGGAACGGTAGATCACTCAGCTCGACAGTCAAAAGCCTCACCGGCGAAAACGGGATATGTCCTGTCTCAAGACCTATCAACCGACATTTCAAACTACAACCCAGCTTCGATGCAGAAACTTTTCCGCTTTGTATCGACTGATATCAGAGGCGAGTGGGACAACAGGAACCTTAAAATCTCTGTAGCTAATATCACGGCGCCGACCAACCCGACTGTCGACCCATATGGGTTCTTTGATGTGTTGGTTCGAGAAGCTTCCGACACAGACAACAAGCCGGCAGTTCTAGAGCAGTTCACCGGGCTTACTCTAAATCCAAACTCAACTGATTATATTGCTAGAAGAATTGGCGATCAGTATTATGAGTGGGATTCAAACGAAAAACTTTATAATATTTATGGTACGTATGAGAACAATTCAAAGTTTATTCGTATGGAAATGATCGATGAAGTTGATAATGCAACAACAAACCCTGCGCTTCTACCGGCCGGATTTTATGGGCCACTTAGATATGTAGGTGAAACAGTTGCCCTCGCCGGTGCGTCATCTAAAGCTAGAAATATCGACGGCAGCACTGGGTTCCTACAAGCCGGCAACCTAGTAACAGCTTCATATTCCAGTGGTGGTGAAGTGTTAACAAATGATTTCACGTCATCAATCTCATTCCCAAGGATGATTCTGAGACAGTCTGGATCCGATGGGGTCTCTACAACCTCAAGGGCAAGCTACGGCGTGAAAGCCGAAGGAACCATTGGCCGCCGGGATAATGGATATTCAGACTATCTTGTTAGGCTCTCAAGCGAAGTTGGCGATGCTCATATCGCAGATGGAACGGATCAAACTGAATATTCCTTTATCTTCTCGCTAGATGATATAAGCGGTTCAACAACAGCTCCGGTATATGTTTCAGGTTCCCGAAAATCAGCAGAATCCCTTAGAGGGACCGGTGATTTTGATACCTTGCTTGCCGCCAGCATCAACTCTTTCACAATGCCTTTGGTGTGTGGAACTGACGGCTTTGATATCACAGAGCCGGAACCCTTTGCTAACAGACTCCTAACAAACAAGGACGATGGTACCTCATCTGAATTCTACTCTTTAAGAAAAGCAATTGATACAATTAGAGACTCCGAAGTTGTAGAGCACAACATTTGTGCTGTACCGGGTATATACACTACTGGTATTACTGACTATCTTATCGATATGGCAGAAGAAAGAAGAGATACACTAGCTGTAATTGATATCGAGAATGATTTAAAGAACAGATTCGAACAAACCACCCAGCCTAGTCTAGGCGGCGATCGAATTACACTACCGAACGTTTCCAACGCAATTAGTAGTATGAAGGCTCGTGGCTTCAACACTTCATATGCATCTGCTTATTACCCTGCAGTCCAGATTGCGGACGGCGCAACTGGCGCCCGACTCTATGTACCGGCTACTGTAGCAGCCTTAGCTGCTTACGGCTCGACTGACGGCACTACAGCGCCATGGTTCGCACCAGCCGGCTTTAACCGAGGCGGTCTTTCAGACTCATCTTCAGGTATAACCGCTACAGGGGTGGCTAAGAGACTAACATCAAAAGAGCGTGACGACCTTTATGAAGTTAATATTAACCCAATAGCTCACTTCCCACAAGAAGGTGTTGTAATCTTCGGACAAAAGACGCTCCTTGCTGATAGGACAGCACTTGATCGTGTTAATGTTCGCCGGCTTCTTATATATCTTAAGAAAGAAATATCAAGAATTGCTAACTCAACACTCTTTGAGCCGAATGTTCGTGCAACTTGGAACAATTTCACAAGCAGAGTCAAGCCGCTTCTAGACAGCGTTAAGGCTGACTTTGGGTTGGAGGATTATCGCTTAATTCTCGATGAAACAACCACAACCCCAGAACTAATCGATCGAAATATATTATACGCCAGAGTGCTTCTCAAGCCAACAAGGACTATAGAATATATTGCTCTTGACTTCGAAGTCTTCCGATCGGGCGCAAGTTTTGACGACTAATACTAGTTATAATTAAAGGAGAATAATAAATGTCATTCTGGTCTAACAGCGCAAGCGAGCCCCGCAGGAACTTTAAATTTATTTTGAATGTAAGTGATATACCTGTATGGGTGGTAAAAAATGTTAATTTACCAAAAATCACAGTCAAAGAAGGTACTCATAAATTTTTGAATCATACATTCTATTTTCCAGGCACTGTAGAATATAACACTGTTTCTTTTACGATTATTGATTCAATTTCTAACGACATCTCTGCTAAGCTTTTGGAGAGGTTTGTTGGTGGAGGCTATCAAACGCCAACAGGCGGCACCGTTGCTGAAAGCTCACTAATAACAAAAGGCGACTCGGTGGATTCTCTTGGAAACATATCGATTGAGCATCTTGGTGATGGCAGAGAAGGGCACGATAATAATACCCATATCTCTTTCTCACTTCAGAACGCATGGATTCAGGATGTTGAATTCTCTCAAGCGCTAGGATACGACAGTGAAGATCCGTCAGAGATTAAAGTTCAATTAAGGTATGATTTCTTTAGTTTCGACAAAGGCAATGTTGGGGCCGCTCCAATTACTGGCTTCGGCGCATAAAAAGTTTATTAACCTCATAGGAGTATAATGAGAAACAACCAAGACCGCCTGGGGGCTCCCGAAGTCCCCCAGGCATCCCCGGAACCAGCACCTGCAATGGCCCAGCAGGGTGCTGATTTTTCTTTTGTGGCCGCAAATGACATTGTTGAGCTTCCATCAAGTGGTGAGTTCTATCCAGAGGATCACCCTCTTCGAAAGAACCCAACAGTGGAAGTAAGACAAATGACCGCTAAGGAGGAAGACATTCTTCTAAACCAATCATACCTAAAGCAAGGTGTTGTTGTTGAAAAGCTTTTACGCTCTTTGATGGTAACAAAAGACTTTGACTTAGACGACCTTTTGATTGGAGACAAGAATGCGATCTTGACCCAAGTGCGAAGAACTGCTTATGGTGATGAATACCCAGTTGAGGCAGTTTGCCGCTCTTGTATGAAAAAGACCGAAGTAACTTTTGACTTGGAGGAATGTGTTCGCAACAAACCTCTAACTTTGTCCGAAGGTGTTGAGGCAACAGGAAAAGGAACATTTACCTTTATAGCACCAAAGACAAAAGCTAAAGTTGAGATACGCTTTCTAACAGGCAAGGATGAAAGAGCCTTAGCCGACAAGGAAAAGAAATATAAAAAGCATAACGTTGACTTTTCAGCCGGTCTAGAAACTTACAGGCTCGTTATTGTTTCTGTAAATGATAATCCGGACTTAGTTGGATCTTATGTAGAGAACATGCCTCTTCGGGACGCCAAAAAGCTCAAAGAGGTAATGAAAGACATTCAGCCAGGGGTTGAGATGAAGGGCGACTTTACTTGTCCTTCCTGCGATACGGAGGTTGAAATGGATCTACCAATCAACTTTCGCTTCCTTTGGCCTGACATCTAGTTACCAAGAAGCAATCTACGAAGAGTTGTTTGCCCTAAAATACCATGGCGGATTTTCCTTGTACGAATCTTACTCAATCCCAGTCGGCCTTAGAAAATGGTTTATTCAAAGATTGATTAAACAAAAGGAAGATGAAAAAGAAGCAACGGAGAAAGCAAGGAAAAACAACAAATAACAAAACCCGCTTTATGGCGGGTTTTCTTTTATAAACTATTTACTGTGTTAGGAGGAAAATTATGTCTGAACGAAAAGAAATTAATGAAGAGAACACATTGAATTTAAATTCAGGTGATTTGGTTCAAGAATATTATGCTGCTCGTCAAGGGGCTAAGTTAAAATCAACAATTTTAAAGATGCTTGGATTTAAAGATTATTCAAGAATTTTTGATGTTTCCCACATTACCGGAACAAGATCTCAAGTCGACTCTTTTACAAGGGCCATCGGTGGTGAAAAAAGATATATGAAAGCTGTTGAAAAATACGGTTTGAACAACCCTCGCACTTACGCTTCAAAGTCAAAGTTGAACACAGCTGTCAGGAACTTTGAGCGTGAAACTGGAATGAAGTGGCCCATTAAGTAATTTGGGTTTTAAGGTAATTTTGTAATGGCGAATGACAATGGTAATCAAGATCTTGAAACTCAAAAGGAATTAGCTGAGATAAATAAAAAAGTTCTAAAAGGAGAAATGATCTCCCTTGAACATCAAAAGCTTTTAAACTTAGAAAAGAAAAAAAGTTTAGATTTCTCACTAAAAGAACTTGAAGCCCAAGTAAAGTCCGGCCAACTAACACAAGAGCAAGCGGATCTTGAAAGAAAAATAGCATTAATAAAAAAGGAAATTTATGAGCTTTCGGAAGACCAAGCCGAGATCGACGTCGAGCGCCTCGCAGGTCTCCAAAAAACGCTAGAGCTAACAGAAAATCTTTCAAGCGCAATCAAGAGGGCCGCAACAGAAGGCGGCCTCTTTGCTGATAAGGTTGCCCCGATAAGTAATTCTTTCTCCAAAGCGGCCATAGCTAGTTATGAAGCCGGAGAGGGGGCTAAAGGCCTTGGAACCGCATTTAAGGCATATGCCTTAAATGCCGCTAAGGGCCTCTCGTTGTCTAGAGCGCTCTTCTCTACTGTGGAGAGGCTGGTTTCAGACAATATCAAGACGATGGAAGCCTTAGATGAGATTGAGGCTAGCTTTGTTAGAGCGACCGGAGCCTCAAGAGAATTTGCAACTGAGGCTTTTGAACTAAGGTTTGCTTTGTCTGCTGTTGGTGTTAGTGGAAAACAATCTGTTGAGACCATGGAAAGTCTTTATAACAATATGAGTGAGTTTTCTCAATTATCAAAGACTAGTAGAAATGATTTTAATGAATTAGCAGCTATGATTGATCACTTAGGTGGCAATGCTGCAGGTATGGGGCAGACATTAACAAAAGTTGCAGGAATGTCAATATCACAAACATCTGCAACAATGACAAGGTTGTATGGCGTTGCCGATTCTCTTGGAATTCCATTTTCACAAATATCAGATGATGTTCAAGCAATGGGTCCTTTGTTTGCTAAGTTTGGTACAGAAGCTGTGGATATTTTTGAAGGCTTGCAAGCTGCCTCTAAGGCAACTGGCCTATCTGTAAATGAACTCTATGGGGTTGTTAGTCAATTTGATTCATTTGAAAATGCCGCCCAAGCCGCAGGCCGCCTGCATGCAGCTTTAGGCGTCAATATTGATTCATATACCCTATTAAACGCTAATGAAGAAGAAAGAATTCTTATACTTCAAGACTTGATGGCTGCGTCCGGAAAAACATTTGAAGAGCTGTCAAGATATGAAAAAATTGAATTATCAAACGCCCTTGGTGCTTCTTTGGAGGAAACCGCACAAATATTTGGAACAACTCGTGGCGAAGTGGAAAAAACGGCCGCAGAGCTTCTTTATGCCGGAATGACCCAAGAAGAACTTGAAGAAAAAGTTAAAGCCGGCACGACAGCAATGGAAAAGCTCGGCCTTGTTATGCAAAATTTAGCAATTGCGGCAGAACCACTGGTTGATATAGTACAGGCCCTCGCAGATAAGTTTTTAGGGTTTACTGAAATCATGCAAGATCTCTTTGGGGAAAAGTGGGGCGGGTTTATAGCTGCGGTGCTTCCCCTCGGCACAGGACTGCTTGCCCTAGTGGCCGTCGGTACATTGGTCATGGGGAAATTCGCAGGCGTAGGCGCCTCGGCCGTCGCTGCTGCTGGATCGATGACGACCGCAGCTGCGGCAATGAAGGCCGCTGCTTTGTCAATGAAAAAATCTGCCCCGGCACTTGGCGCTGTAGGACCAGCCGTGACACCGGCAATACCTGCTGTTTTAGCATTTGGCGGCGCAATTGCTTTGATCGGTATTGGTATTGGGGCCGCCGCATTCGGAATGTCTTTCTTGGTGACCCAGTTTAAAGAAATGGACGCCGGCCAAATTACTGGAATCTCAGTTGCAATTGGGATTTTCGCAGCTGTAATTGTTGGCTTAGGATTTGCTGTTGCGAAAGCAGCTATCCCACTTGCCATCGCCGTAGGACCTTTAATGGCGTTTGGCGCTACAATGTTCATGATCGGTGCAGGCATCGGAGTGGCCGCAGCTGGAATGGGCTATTTTGTTTCTCAGCTTAAAGAAATGAGTGCAGATGAAATAAACGCTATTGCAGGGGCGATCTTGTCTCTTTCGGCTGCTATAGGCGTACTTGCTCTTAGTATAGCTGCGCTCGGTGCTTTAGGGCCTGTAGCATTTGTTGGGTTGGGGATACTTGCTGCAGCCGGGCTCGTATTGGCAGATATTGTTGAGCGCATTGCCGATGATATTAATAGGCTAAACGAGGAAAAAATATCGTCCTTTGCCACAGCTCTTTCTTCTTTAGCACAACTAGCATCAATGCCCTTAACAGATACAGGAGTGCCTGAATATATAGCTGCGATTGGTAAAGCTTTAGATGAACTCCCCGACGAGACAGACAAGACAATTGCTTTCCGGGCAACAACAGACTCGTTGGCCAACCTAATGCAGATTGCCTCAGCCGTCGACGCTGAACAAGTAGCAAGAATAGAGACGATTATTAGCGCCGTATCGAACTCTGAAGGTAATGAAAGAATTGAAAAAGTTTCTAATACTTTATCATCAATATTGAGCAATGTTTTTGACAACAAAAATTCCGACGGCGGTTCAAGAAAAATAGTCATTGAACTTGATGGAAAGAAACTAGGTGAATATATTGATAAGAGAGAGAATGCAAAAGCGAGAAGGTACGCACAATTTACTTAGGAGTTGATCATGGGAAGCCAAAATATAGCAAATATACATACTAGCTATTCAGAAGCCAGAGATTATGGGATTAAGTTTTATTCTTTTATTTATGATTCAGAATTTAAATTTTATGGATCTATTAAGAATTTAGAAAATAAATTTGATATAGAAAACAACCCTACAGCCGTATTTGGACGCCAGGATCCAATCATGACTTTCTCTAGAGTTGGAAGGTCTATTGATCTTACGTTCTATGTTGCTGCAGCCACTTTTGAAGACGCCGATATTAATCTTAACTCTTTGAATAGATTAATACAATATCAGTATCCTGCATTTAAGAAATCAGGGCAAGCAAACACCATATCAGCATCTCCCTTATTAAAGCTAAAAGTTGCTAATTTGATATATGACAACGCCGGCTCTTTCGAAGGCACTGCGAAAGACTCTGGGTTGGTTATTGCAATGACTAGTTTAAGCCACAAATTTGACTTCGAAGGAAACACTGCTTGGTATGATGGGAGAAGCGAGATGATTCCTATGGGCTTTGAAGTTAGTTTAAGCGCCGTCGTTTTGCACTCACACGCCTTGGGCTCTGAGTTTGGCCGGTCAGCACCCCCCGATCCTGATAATTATCCATATGGAAACAGAACCATCAACAGCTGGTGGGAGGGCGACGGCCTGGGTACTTTCAATCCATCATTTATACCGGGTATGTCCTCCACAACATCTACATCCGACATAACAGGAGATTAAAGTGCCAAGCAGATATATAAACAAAAAGGTATTTAAAAGAACACCAAGAAATTTAGGTGATATTCTTAAGAAAAGAAATATAAATAACGTTAGAATATTAGAAACAATCTTTCTTAAGCCTTTAACACAAGAAGCAATGAGCGGTTTGCAAATAAGGAATATTGTTTGGAAAAAACAATTTAAACTATTTAAACTAGCTCAAAGGCTCTATGGTGATCCTAAGCTTTGGTGGATTATTGCTTGGTTTAATCAAAAACCAACAGACGCAGATTACAAGCCTGGTGATATAATCAAAGTGCCGTTCCCGCCAGAAGAGATAATTCGAAGGTTGTTTTAGCTATGAGTTTGATGGACACATTTACGACTTTTAAAGGTAGATGGAGGAATTTTGAAGAACATGTCCCCACCCAGGTTGATTTTAATGCTGGCGATATTGACCCCGGCGACGTCACGATCGATATTGACCAAGTATCAAATCGCAATCTCCGAGAGGCTTATCCAGAATACGAAAGAAGAGAAATCAGCTTACGAGAACTTTGGTGGAGACATGTTAGACCGACTTTGAGCTGGGTGGGATCCGCCGGTATTAATACAAACACCATCGATGCTATCGAGACAGACAGTTTTGCTAGATTGTTAATACAGCCATATGAATCCGGCGTCACCCATGCAGAAGGAAGCGACGGCGAAACATTTTATAATCGATTAAATGAATTATTTTCAATTCCAAACACCCCATGGGAAACGTCAGACGGGAATGATGGGCGACAAGTTTTCGGTGGTCCAAGCTTGGATGAGTATACAAATTTGATTAAGAGGGAGTGCGCCGAAGGAGGGAGTTTGTATGAATACAACGACGTCGCTAATAGTTTCTGTGAGGCGCTAGACGGTCACGAGGAAAAGTTTGAATTATTCTTTAAAGTATTTCATCAAGCTGCTTTAACAACTTATATTAATTCAGGTGTCCTCGGGCGGCCTCCCATACGTGGCATTGAAGATGCTTTTATGGGGTCTCCGGCGGCATTTTGGGACAACCCAGATAGTGCAGCCCCAGGCTTCATTATCGGCGGCAACAACAGTGAACAGCTTCTTGAGAATTTGGGTATCGATCCTATAGGCCGTGACGAAACTCCAGAAAACATATCAGGCACAGCTGCTGTATTAGAATTATTACAAAGGCACCAATGTGTCTTATCTTATAAAACTGAGCAAATAATAAAACATTTCTTTTCATTGCAAGATAGAAGCCTGGAAAACATTTTGATGTATAACTCCGAAGATGCTTCTTTGATCGTAAACACATTAAATAACAAACCAGAATTAGTTAATTTTTTCAACATCCCAACTGATATACTGTCGTTCGCTGTTCCAAAAATAAGATTATTTAAGCAGCTAATTAATGAAGACGGAACCACTGCGCCCAACAGCGAAGAAGGCGCTTTGGAATTTAAGTTTGAGTCTTTTACAGATGGGTCTTCTTTAACAAGCATAACAGAAGAAGGCAGAGGAAGGGGTCGTGGCGTTGGGATTAAAGATGCGACATGGTCTTTTGAAGGAACCAACCCTGAAGAGGTCACGTCCTTTATTGATTTTAATTTAAAGCTTTTTGTACAAAACATGTCAGATCTTTTCGATGGGGCTGATTTCCAAGACGACCCAGATCCGGCTCACCGGGCAGTTTTTTCTCAACGAGAGCCAAACATATTGCAGCTACTTGCGGCCGGCTCTGGCGGTCAAGCCGCAAGCGAAGGGAATTCCAATACCTATACGGTCAAGGCTGTTATTGGATGGGAGTTGGACTCGTCAATTGATCTAGGCGCATTTTCTTCAAGATCCACAGAAGAAAAAGACAAAATCAAAGAAGCTATAGCCTCAACAAACAAGTGGCTTGAATTAACTTTATATACAAGCGATATTAGTTTGGGACAAGACGGCACTTTGGAAATTAGCTTAGATTATGCAGCTAGTTTAGACGAACAGCTGTCTGACGACAGTATGAACATACTAGCTATCAATGTTGGTAATAGTGAAGAATCAGCAATTCAATCGATACTAAGAGCCAGAGACATTGACGTTTCTAATGCCAGGGTTCGTAGCGACGAAGCTAGCTATTCTGGAGATTCAGGTGAGCCAGAAGCTTGCAATACCGGCCTAGTCGCAGCCAGTGAAATCCCCAACCCGAACGACCCTGAAGAGCAAATACCTTTGACTAATGAAGAGCAAGCTCTCTTAGCCGCAGCCCAAGCCGACGATGAATCGGATCAAAATATATTTAATAATTATAATTCCATATTTAATACCTTGATAAACTCTTCGAAGATATATAGGATGTATCTGGACGAAATGGCTATTATTGGGAGCGAACTCCCCCAGAGGGAGGGAGGTTCAACAGCTGGAGACCTGAATGCCGAAGAAGCCCAGGAAAATATTGATGAATTTACAATAAATAGCAGATCCTTTTCAATTGAAACGCTAGAAGGAATTCCTATTAATAAAATTGAAAGAGTGCCTTTCGAGAACACCACCGTCGCCGGTACCGGCGTCGATGCCAGGGTCGTGATCCCCGAAGCAGAGGAAGTAGAAGAAGGGCAGACACAAAATGAGGTTGATCGAGATAATCTCACGGCGGTCAGAGAAGCAGCAGGAGACATTAACTACTCGGTCGACCTGCAGCTAGAACTTGCTAGACAATACTCTGACGAGGATTCAAGTGTTACGATTGATTTTTTTAGATTGGGAGATTTATTAGATCAAATAATTAAAAGTTTAAAAAATACACCCAGCTCATCCCTTGCACGTAGGGATGAAGAAGCCTTTAAATTTATATCTGGAGTTTATACGTATGTTGACAGCAGAGGCAGAAGAAAAGGCGTGAATTATTGTGATATACTAGTAAGTGTCGACAAGTTTAGAGAATTTTTCCTAGAAAAAGTAATCCGAAGACTAAGAACTAAATACGATTTAAAAGCTTTTATAATAGACATGATCAATGAATTTTCTTTTCTTTCCGGTACCGGTGCGTGTATAGAAGGAAGCTCTAGTCCAATAAGGGGAGAGACTAGGCCGGCTTTTTCTGTTTTCCAAGCGCCCACTATTAATTTTGACAACCTAGGCGCTCGTTTGGCTGAAGATGCACTTAATGATATTCTTCCTAGCTATGCTCTCCCGACCAACCCAAGAGATCTAACTGGAGGAATTGGAAATGTGGTACCTGCGGTGCTCGCCCCAGGGGCTGCAGACTTTTTCGGAGAAAATATAGAACCTGAAAGCTATTATGGTGCCGAGCAGATTGGAAGCTTGTCTAACTATTTTGCTATATTAAGCTCAAACTACTCCTTGTCTCCTGCAGAGGGAGTTACACAAATAGAAAAAGAGGCATTTGACTCCAACCGTGGGATCTATCATATTAAACTTGGATCGGATCGAGGTCTATTAAAGAACGTCAATTTTAGAAAAGACGAAGTACCAGGCCGTCGAGAACAAAGAATAATCGAGGCCGGTGGATTTAACTTGTCTGTCCTTAGAGAAAAGTACGATGCTGAGCTAAGTTTATTTGGTTGTCCGTTTTTGTATCCCGGAATGTACATATATATCGATCCTTCCTTGATTGGCCTAGGTTTTGCTGATCAACAATCCTCAGTAGCCCAGGTGCTTGGAATTGGTGGATATTATTTTATTAATAAAGTTTCAAATTCATTAAACAGCGAATTAGAATTTGAGACAACTTTAGATTTAATTTGGAATTCTTTCGGTGATCACCAAGAGTGTCCGATTGATATTATTGATAGTGAAAATTACAGCTTAGGAGAGTGGGTAGTTGGGCAAGGCCGATTGGCCAACGGGCAACCCGCACCGATGGGATCCGCCGGGGAGCCGTCCACCGCCCTTGAGGGATTTGCGTCGGCTGCTAACGACATAGTTACAAGCGCCGGCCGAAACGTGAACTCAACACTCTCAGATCTCGGATTTTAATAATTAAATGACCATACAAGAATTTAACATAGGCAAAATCATACAAAACTCCTCAAGAAGGATTAGGTAAAACACTATGGCAAGAGGCTTCGCAAAAAACTCAGTTCGCTCTTCAAAGATGTTATTTAAAAAAAGATCTTTTATATTATCGCTTAAAGAGAACTACAATACTGTTTATATTAACACCAATCAAAGTTATTTTCGAAGTCCTGAATTTTTACCTTTAATTCCAAAAGAGGAAAAATTGGTACAAGTTAGCAAAGATTTTAAAATACTAGAAATAACAAAAAATCAATATAATTTATTAAGTGATTTTCTAATAAGAAAAAACATAACACAAAAACTACAACTAGGCACTATAGACTTAACTAAGCCACTCGAATGCAAAAATTACGATTTACAACAATATTACGAACAAAAAATTGAAACATATTATACTAGTTTTATAAACTATCTAAATCAATTTAAAATTAAAATAATTAATTTTAATCAATTTTATGATGTATTTACAGATTATGTTTTTAAAGTAATTAAACAATCTCCATTTACTTTTTATTCTTCATATGATATACTGCCAAGCTACTATTTGAATACTGGTTTAGCAATAAACATAAAAAATAAAAACTTAGATAATGACAATGATATATATGATGATTTTTTATCTAATAAAAATAAATTTGAAGGGTATATAAAAGCAGTTAATTTATTTGGTTTTGATGTCGACAAGGAAGTTCCATATAGGCTGTTTTTAAATCTAAATAGAATTAGAAACATAGAATTAAAAAACTTTTATAAAAACAACTTTAAAGATTATTATGAACTAGAAATAAGCTTTATTCAAAATTTATTTAATGATTTTTATTCTAGAATAATTAATAACGTCAATAACTACAACTGTTTTCCATGCCAAATAAGTCAAGAAACCATCCGAACTAAATTTGTACAAGTGCCTTCTGTGATTAACATGAATAGCAAAAAACTCTTATCGTTTTATGTAAATTGTTTGTATGCTGAAAAACAGCTGCCTTTACCAGAAGAAAAAGATAATATAATCAATAACGCAACCATGTTAGCTGAAAAGGTTGACTTGCGTTCTGCGATGGTGTATATTATAGGACAAGTTAACAGACTAACTAATACCAAAATTATTTAAACAATCTAGATATTTCATAGCGCTTTGGCCGTGGCGAATTCTCTTGACATGCCGTCCGCAATGCGCTATACTGTAGCCCAAGTCAGGAGATCGTCCAAGACCACCACGCTCACCCCGGTTTTTTAATGTTCCAAACCCTTGATACGAAAAACAAATGCCACGCTGTCTATGAAGACGGCGTTTTTCATTTTGACGGTGCTGAAACAAAAGCCGCAAAAACTTGGTCTTATCACCACGCAACCGACAAAGAAGATCTGCAGGTTGGAAACATTTGGGCTGGTGGTCGTTCTCTAAAAGAATGTTGCCCAGCCGATGTTATGCCAGAATACTTGGAGATTGAGAAAAAACTCCAAGCTTTTAACATGGCTTTTGGCGCCGTCGACTTTAACGTCCAAGAATGGTGCGTATACGACTTTATGCCGCTTTCTTTCCTGATTGACCTTTGCGAGGTAAAAAATAAAATAACTGAAAACGTTCTGCAAAACTATACCAAGCCAAAATCTTATGACCATCTATTGGAAGTGCACCGACTTCTCTCTGAGATGAACCACAAGCAAGTTCTTTTTAATTTTGATGTGGCGGCACAGGCAAGCACAACAAAGGCCCTACAAAGCAAACTACGAAGCCTGAAAGGCATAAACAAGTGGGTTCACTACGATCCTTACGGCACAATCACAGGAAGGTTGAGCACAAAGCCAGATACGTTCCCGATTCTCAACCTCCCGCACGAGTTTAAAACAGCCGTGCGCCCACATAACGATCTTTTTGTTGAGTTGGATTATAACGCAGCCGAACTTCGCACAATGTTGGCCTTGGCTGGTAAAGAACAGCCCGAAGAAGACATCCACGAATGGAACATGAAAAACGTGTTCTCTCGTATTGAGGATCGTGATCAAGCAAAGAAGAAAGCATTCCAGTGGCTTTACGGTAAAACCGCCGCAAATAAAACTTTGGAAAAGGTTTACGATAAAGATAAGATCAAAACTGACTGGTTCCATCACGATTTTATCAAGACACCATTTGGTCGTGCGATTGAGTGTGATGACGACCACGCAATCAACTATGTTATTCAGTCAACAACCGCAGATGTTGTTTATGAGAACGCAAGCAAAGTCAATGAACTTCTGAAAGGACGCCAAACAAGCTTAGCCTTTATCGTTCACGACTGTATTATTTTGGACCTAAGCAAAAAAGATCTTGACTTGATCGACGATTTGGTGCATACTTTCTCTAACACTCGCTTTGGAGACTTTCGAACGACCCTCAAGGCAGGTAAGACGCTCGGCAGCATGCAGGAGATTGCTTTATGATTGAAAAAGTTATTGGTATTGGCGACGGCGGAAGCCAGATTGCCGAACATTTTAAAAAGTATTATGATTATTCTGTTCTTTGCGTTTCTGAAAAAGGTGATATCAAGATCCCAAAAGCGAAAAAAGTAGAAGAGTTAGAAAGCAAGATGTTCGAGACCAAGAAAAAGTGGTCAAAAACATTAAAAACCTTTGCTGCAGACGATAAGTTGCTTTTTATTGTTAATGGAGCAGCAAGATCAGCAGCAACTTCCTTGGTTTTGATGGAAGAAGTCAAAGAAAACCCAAAAACGGTTATCTTTGTTAAATCAGACCCAAATACAATCAACGGAACAGCAAAACTACAACAAAGAGCCGCCCTAATGGTTATGCAGGAGTTTGCTCGCTCCGGATTGATCGAAAAAATGTTTATTGTCGACAACATGGCCTTAGAAAAGATCAGCCCAGAAGTCAACATTCTAAACTATTATGAACAACTAAACGACCTTATTGTTTCGACTTTTCACATGGTCAACTTCTGTAAGGACCAGCGGCCCGTGCTAAATACGACGGACGATCCGGTGGAAACCGCCCGCATCGCAACGTTTGGAGCCTTTAACGTCGAGAACGGTGAAAAAAAACTTTTTTATTCTCTTGACTTCCCGAGAGAGACGAGCTATACTTATGTTCTGAACGATGAGGCGCTAAAGGAGCCGGCTAGGCTGATGAACATCAAAGACATCAACACAGCAGCAAACAATGCAGAGCCATCAAATGCATCATCATTTGTTATTTATCGCTCGGACTTAGAACACAACTATGGATATATTGTTCAATACAGCACGATGATCCAAGAACAGTTGATAGAAAACCAGAACTGAGACAACACGATCGCCGCCGGACATTTTTCGTTTTTACGTGGATAAGATCCGGCGCTCGATCGTCTAACTAATGTGAGGCGCTCAAGGGCGTCTGACCGATGAGAAACGAGTGCTTGACATTCGTCACTCTCTGGTGTATAATAAACTAAATTTGGTGGCCATTCGGGTCGCCGCAGCCAACCACAGGAGGTACACATGGCTATTGATATGAGCAAAATGAAGAAGAAGCTTGATAAGCTGAACAACAAGGGTAACGGCGGAGGTCGGTATCTAAAGATGGAGATCGGGAATACTTACGAGATTCGTATTCTTCCTACGCCTGATGGCGATCCATTCAAGCAGTATTTTGTCCACTATCGTGTGGGCGACTCTCAACCGTTCCTCTCGCCAAAGAAGAACTTCAACGAGGATGATGCGCTTGATCGGTTCGTGCGAAAACTTTATGATGAGGGTTCGGAAGAAAGCCGAAACATGGCTCGTGACTTGTCTGCTAAGGCTCGTTTCTTCTCACCTGTAATTGTTCGTGGGCAGGAAGATGATGGTCCAAAGGTTTGGTCTTATTCGAAGACTGTATACCAGGAGCTTCTAAAGACTGTGCTGGATCCGGACTTTGGTGACATTACAGACCCAAGTGCTGGATTCGATCTCAAGGTTACTTACGACAAGCCGAATGGCAAGATGTATCCTGAGACCGTGGTTCGTCCTCGGCCAAAGGCTTCAAAGCTCTCTAAGGATGAGAATCAGGCCGAAGAGTGGCTCGCAAACCTTCCGGACATTGATGGAATGCAAACCCGAAAGACTCCGGCTGAGGTTCAGGAAATCCTAGATGCCTTTCTTATGTCTGACGACGTAGATCCGGAAGAGATGGCTAGTGAGACTATCCGTTCTGGTGGCGGCAGTCGAGTAGCCAACGCACTATCCGACTTGGTATAGGGGGTTTATGGGGATCAAAGATCTAAAAGATATCCTAAATAAGAAAATGGGCGCAATCGTCGCTCATGATCTTACAAAGGAAAACCCAACAGAGGTGAAAGATTGGATCCCCACAGGTTCTCGGTGGCTTGACTCTATTATTTGTAAGGGTCAAGTTGCCGGGATCCCTGTTGGGAAGTGGACTGAAATCGCTGGCCTGGAGTCGACGGGTAAGTCTTACATGGCGGCACAGATTGCTGCTTCGGCTCAACGTAAAGGTATTCAGGTTGTTTATTTTGATTCAGAATCATCAATCGATCCTGCTTTCTTGACGTCGGCAGGTTGCGAACTAGAGGATTTGCTTTATGTTCAGGCAACTACCGTTGAAGATGTGCTTGGATCAATAGAAACAATCCTAGAACAAACCGAAGATCGTGTTTTGTTTATTTGGGACTCGTTGGCTATGACACCAGCAAGAGCAGATCTAGAGAAAGATTTCAACCCTCAAGCAACAATGGCAATGAAGCCAAGAGTGCTAGCAAAGGGAACAGAAAAGCTTTCAATTCCAGTCGCAGACAAGCAAGCAACTGTTTTGATTCTAAATCAGCTCAAAACAAACATTACCTCAAACATCGCTGAGGCAATGACCACACCTTACTTTACTCCAGGCGGTAAAGCACTTTCGTATGTTTATTCGCTTCGGATTTGGCTTACAGGTTCAAAAGCAAAGAAAAACTTTATTACAGATGAAACTGGCTTCCGTCTTGGTAAGCTTGTGCGCTGTAAGCTAGAAAAGTCAAGGTTTGGAACCGAAGGTCGAAACTGTGAGTTCAAGATTATGTTTGGGACAGACAGCCCAGGTATTCTTGATGAAGAGTCTTGGTTGGATGCAATTAAGATTTCCGATCGAGTAAAGACCGGTGCGTGGTATACTCTAACGTTCCGTGATGGGACCGAGAAAAAGTTCCGTGCTGCTGATTGGCTCAAAGAGCTAGAAGATCCTTTATTCCGACGTGAGATCTTAGATATCATGGACGAAGTAGTAGTAAGGAAATTCGATGAAAGAACAGGAAACGCAGAAGATTACTACGACGAAGAGAGCGCCGACGAGTAGGGAAAGGAGGATGCTGGGCCTTGCTGCAAAGCAGGCCAACACCTCTAACTTTCCTGTGTTTAGGCACGGTGCTGTTTTAGCGAAGGGATCAAAAGTTTTGAGTTTGGGCGTCAATAAGAATCAGTTTAGTTCTTTTGCGGCTAAGTTCAAGAAAAAACCAGAACACGCTACTGTTCACGCAGAACTTGGTTGTATTCTAGGGGTTGACAGACGCTCAACCTCTGGAGCAACCATTTATGTCGTGCGCATTAGCCCGCAAGGAGAATGGCGTATGTCAAAGCCTTGTTGTATGTGCCAAGCTGCAATGCGGTATGTTGGCATTAGACGAGTGATTTACTCTGTCGACAAAAAATTTATAGGAGAAATGAAATTATGAATGGACAATTAGTTGAATACCACAACCCGTCATACTGCGAGCGGTATGGTATTGTGAAAGAAGTACGAAAAGATGGAAAAACGTTAATTGCAACAAGTTGGTTTGCGTTAGCCGGATCCTCCAGCCTCTACTCAGAACCACACAGGATCTCAGAAGAGAAAGCTTTTATTAGGTTAACGCCAGAAGATGTGTATGCTCGTCGAAAATCAATCCAAAACCACTTTGAAGGCCTTTGGAAGACTAGAAATGGAAGTATGGCCTCTACAAAGACACTAGTGTTTGCGAACACGTTAGGAGACGGTACCCTTGAAGGGGAAATTAGTTTCCTGCCGGCAAATATGGCCGAAGAGTTAGTCGACTATTTTCTGAGTATGGGATGGTTTGCAAATGCCGAATAAAAAGATTATGATCATCGATGCCCTCAATATGTTTTTGAGGTCATATGTTGTAAACCCCTCTCTTGGGCCTAATGGGGATCCGATCGGTGGGTTCTATGGTTTTCTCAAGTCAATGCAGAAATGTATTCGTGAGATCGATCCGCAAGAAGTTCACATCTGTTGGGACGGGCCAGGAGGAGCAGTTCGCAAAAGATCCGAGAACAAAGGATATAAAGAAGGTCGTAAACCAATCAAAATGAATTGGAACTATAACCATCTTACTGACGATGACAAACTAAAAAACAAAGTTTGGCAACAACTGCGCCTGATCGAGTACTTGGAGACCTTGCCGGTAAAACAGTATCTCCACAAGGGAGTAGAGGCTGATGATATTATTGCTTATTTATGTACTTTCCCAGGCTCTAAAGACGCAATAAAGATCATTGTATCCAGCGACAAAGACTTTTTACAACTTTGCTCCAAAGATACTATTTTATACCGTCCCATTTCAGATAGTTTTGAGACTCATAAAACAGTAACAGAAAAGTATAAAGTACACCCAACCAACATGGCGCTGGCTAGGGCCGTAGAGGGCGACAAGTCAGACAACCTACCCGGCGTGAAGGGTGTCGGCATCAAAACGCTTGCAAAGGCCTTTCCGTTCCTTTCAGAGGATAAGTTCTATGGGGTTGATGACATTCTCAAAGGCTGTAGGGAGGTAGAAAAGAAAATGTCTGTCCACAAAAAGCTGTTAGAGTCCAAGGACCTTCTATACAGCAACTATAAAATGATGCAACTTTATGCGCCAGACATTCCGATTGGGGTTGCGGACGGCACAAAAGAAGTGTATAATGAACCGTTCTCGTATAGTCAAAAAGACTTTGATGCGAAACTGATCAAAGAAGGGTTGGGTGCCTATGACTGGTCCTCACTCCGTCTTTTTTCTAGAATGGTAATGAACAACCAAAGAACCCTAGCGAAACAAGGAGCATAACTATGATTAAAGATACAACATTTGGTAGTAAAGACGGGTTCGAGAAGTTTGGTAAGTCTTTCCAAGAAAAGCTTTGCAAACTTATTATGTTCGATCGTCCTTTTGCCGATCAAATGGAAGAAGTCCTGGACGTGTCTTTTTTCGAGAACAAAGCTTTACAAGAACTAACAAAGCTTATTTTCAGACATAGAACAGAATACAGTGTTCATCCGTCCGAAGAAACCTTAGAGACTTTGGTAAGAACTGAAATCACAGATCTACCAGAGTCAGTCCAGGCAACGATTCGAAACTTTGTTGCAAAATCTATTGGAAATCAGATTGTAGCAGACTCTGATTACATTAAGAATCAGGCATTGGATTTCTGTAAGAAGCAGAAACTCCAAGAAGCTATTTTACACTCTATCTCTTTGATCAAAAGTTCTTCGTTTGACGAGGTAAAAGGAGTTATCGACGAAGCACTAAAGCTTGGAATGGACAATGACTTTGGTCACGACTTTATCAAGGACTTTGATGCTCGGTATGTAGAAAAGCCTAGGCACCCCATTACAACAGGATGGTCGCTTATTGACGATCTAACACAAGGTGGCCACGGTATTGGAGAACTAGGTGTAGTTATCGCACCAACAGGAGCAGGAAAATCAATGGCTTTGGCTCACCTAGGAGCACAAGCTGCGAAAGCCGGCAAAACTGTTGTCCACTATACATTAGAGCTGTCTGATAAGGTGGTAGCACAAAGATACGATTCTTGTATTTCCGAGATCAAACTAAATGAACTAAGAAATAGAAAAGAAGATGTTTTAGACTCAATCAAAGAGATCGAGGGCGCCATTATTGTAAAGGAGTATCCAACAAAATCAGCATCTGTTGCGACTCTCGACCGCCACTTGGAAAAGCTAGTATCAAGAGGTATTCCCATTGGAACAATCGTTGTTGATTATGCCGATCTTTTGAAGTCGGTAACTAGTTATAAGGACAAAAGATTTGAACTTGAATCTATCTATGAAAACCTACGAGGTCTAGCACAAAAATACGCTTGTCCTATTTGGACCGCATCTCAGACAAACCGTTCTGGTGTTAATGCCGAAATCGTAACGATGGAGGCTATTTCAGAAGCATTTAGTAAGTGCTTTGTTGCTGATTTTATTTGCTCGCTCTCTAGGACAATCGATGACCGAAACAACAATACCGGCCGTTTATATATCGCAAAAAACAGAAACGGTGCGGATGGGCTAGTTTTCCCTTTATATATGGACACCAGCAACGTTAAGATTCGAGTCTTAGAGCCAACAAATGAATCAATCGAAGACCTAAAAAAGAATACAGCAAAAAGACAGATGAATCATCTGCGAGAACAATACAAACAAATGAAAACCGAAGGAGAAAATAGTTAATGGAACTTGCTACAAAGATTTTATCAGACATTACGGTGCACATGAAGTACGCCAAATACGACCCGGTCCAGCAACGTAGGGAAAGTTGGGACGAGTTGGTAAATAGAAATATGTATTTGCATGTTAAGAAGTATCCAGATCTAGCCGGGGAGATCGTCAATGTTTATGAAGACTATGTAAGACCTAGAAAAGTCCTTCCTTCAATGCGCTCAATGCAGTTTGCCGGAAAGCCTATTGAAGTTGCGCCAAACAGAGTATACAACTGCGCTTATCTGCCTATCGACCATTCAGCAGCTTTTTCCGAGACAATGTTTCTTCTTCTTGGAGGAACAGGTGTGGGATACTCAGTACAGACTCACCACGTTGAAAAGCTTCCTGAGATCCGCCGGCCAAATGAAAAAAGAACCCGTCGTTTTCTTATTGGCGACTCAATTGAAGGCTGGGCTGACTCTGTAAAAGCACTAATCTTATCTTACTATCGTGGAACTTCTAGAATCCGTTTTGACTTTTCAGACATCCGACCAAAAGGTGCACGCCTAGTTACATCAGGAGGCAAGGCGCCAGGACCACAGCCTTTGCGTGAGTGTCTTGTAAAGCTTGAAGGTATTCTTTCCCAGAAGGAAGATGGCGATAAACTTACTCCGATCGAAGTGCACGACATGATTTGCCACATTGCGGATGCTGTCCTTGCGGGAGGTATTCGCCGTGCCGCTCTTATCGCTCTTTTCTCAGCTGATGATGATGAGATGATTGCTTCAAAGGTTGGAGATTGGTGGGAAACAAACCCACACCGTGGTCGAGCAAACAACTCAGCTGTAATCCTACGCCACAAAGTTGATAAAGATTATTTTCTTTCACTTTGGGATCGAATCCAAAAGTCAGGTTCAGGTGAGCCCGGTATTTACCTATCAAACGATAAAGACTGGGGGACAAACCCTTGTTGTGTCGACGGTGAAACTCTCGTTATGACAGATAAGGGTGAGATGACAATGGCTCAGTTGGTTTCTGAATACCAGAACGGAAGTAACATCAAAGTCGTCTCATTTAGTGAGGACACCGGAGATCTTGAGTTCAGATCTGTCGAAGCAGCCGCAATGACAAGAGAGGACGCCAGTGTGATCAAGATTGAGACAGAAGATGGTCAGACAATCACTCTAACCCCGGATCACAGAGTATACACTGAGAATCGTGGTTATGTTGAGGCTGCCGACTTGACAGAGGATGACATTCTACTCTACATCGAATAAAACTGGAAAAGTCAAGTTCTTTATTTAGTTTATTTTTTTATTAGATCTTGGCCAACTACAAGCATAAAAAAGATCGAAAATAAAGGCTGTCGTTTTTTTGGCGGGCACACTATTTATAAGTATGAAAACAATACAAGGGTCTGTGCCCGCCAAAGAAATACTAGTTGCGATTGAGAGGATTTACCTGGATTTAGATCGAGGCAAACAAAAGATAATACCTGAAGAGCTAGAGGGCGAGTATCAAACTTATGCCTCGAAGAGATACAAAGAGATGGGCAACTCGTCAAGA